GTAATAAGATTATTCTGAACCGATTGAGTTTGAATTCCAGGTACTAAGGCGATTCCAATGTTAAGAGTAGGATCATCTAGTGATTGCATTCCCGTCTTAGGATCAACAGAAGCATCTCCAATCAGCGCAGCAGCAGCAGTTCCAGATTCATCACCATTCAAACCACCAGTTAAAGCTTTACCAGTATTGGGAACCACTTTATTGAATCTACTACCAGTACCACCTGTGGTTGTTTCTGTGAGGGTTTCTGGGGCAGCAGTGCCCGTTGGCGAGTTAGCTGGGCTTAACCAACGAGAAGTAATAGTAAAGGTGTTGGTAGCTAAAAGGCTTCCAAGTGTACCAGTATAATTATCAAGCTTGGCTGCGGCAATATCAGCATCATCCTTCAGCAAGTTACCTTTAATGATATCAGAAGTAGTATTAGTTTCTCCAGTGTTAATAACATCTTCAATGAACGCACCCGAACCAACGAAACTGCACTTGAAAGTTTCATCCGTAATACCATTTTGATTAACATTAATATTAAAGTTTTGTGAACCTAAATCAGCAGCAGTAATAGTATTACCACTAGCAGTTCCATCTGTCTTAGTACCACCATTATACCCCGTTCCAGGATGTAAGGATTCCACTTTATAAGCAGCAGAGTTTGTACCTGATAAAATTACGCTTCCACCATAAACTCTTACAGCCGAAGCGTAGAGTCCAGAGGCACCAAAACCAGCAGTAGATCCACTAGGAGCCCAGGTTGCCATTAAAGCTGAACAACCAGTAGTTCCTGGAGTAAATGTAGTCGAGCTACAAGCTGATACTCCAATAGAAGCACCAGAACCAGCATAGCTTCCGACAATTGCGCCAGAAAGACCTATACCAGCAGCATCAGAACCAACTCCCCCATCAAAGAAGCAACCAACTTTATCAGCATCTAAGCCTCCACCAACAATCTTTCTAATGGCTTCAGCTTGGCTTGTAGCGGTGCCAGCAGGGATGCTAAAGTCCTTACCTGCACTGGAGTTATCAGCAAATTGTGCCACCCCTGCGTCATCATAAACTTGAATTCTTAAGGTAAGGGCACTCAACACACCAAAGCCTTCTCCCGTAGCAAAAGTATCTACACCCGATACTAAAACAGCAGGACAAGAACCGAGTCCCATAAGAGCAGAAGCATCAGCAGCAGTGCTGGCTGCGGCTCTTACAAAATACATACTGTTGGTTTGCTCTAAGATTTCGAGTCCACCCTCAAGACCTTGACCAGTAAGACCTTCGCTGGGCTCACCAAAAGTCCTGATAAGGTTATTTTGGCTAGTGATTAAAGTAGCCTTATTCGTGGGGCCTTTACCAGCAAACCCTACAATACCAACGATGGAAGTATTGATTGACGGGGCATATTCTGAAATATCTTTCTCAATGGTGTATACACCAGGGCTTACATAATTTACCATTTAATTTCTCCTAAGCGTTAGAAATCTTAAAGACCCTACGCCGATGCAGGGTTCTGATTTGTTCTGTGATGTAGCTCTCGGGAACTACAAGGCTTTCCCCAGGCTGCATGAACCTCTCCTTACAACCTTTTTCAGTACTAAAGTAGACGGTTATGGACTGAAGACAATCATTTTTTACAACTTTCATAACTAATTCCTTCCTTTATTATGTACTAATGGGACTATACTTTTGTGAAAACTTTTTTTATCAACAGTTATTATCTACAGTAATAGTTATTGTGGGGAGACTGTTGTTCTCATCGGGCTCTGTTGCCGTATTATAAATATCAGCGTAAATACCAAACGCATAAGTACCTACATTAGTGTAGTATAGATCATTATATTGGAATGTATTTGAATAGGAGGTCCCAGGAGGCATAGACCCTACTGATTGTTCAGCAACTAACTCCACTTCTGGGTAGAAATCTAGAGCATCCAGAGTAAGAATAGCTGTGTTAGGAGCATTAGCACCATCTAAGAACCTCCAGAAGCCTACAACAAACGGTTGGGCTGCATCGTTGCCGTTATTTTCAATAGTATACGAATAGGTTACAGTTGGAGGAGGAGGATCATTTACAAACCCAGTACCAGCAGGATAACAGTAATTATAAGCTGCTTGCATATTGGTTGGAGGATAATATCCTTGACCAGAAGCATGAAGTGATAATAAACTAGCTGCAAAAGAGGTCGTTTCAATGTTGGGGCTAGGAGCATCTCCAGTTGTTTCAGGTTGATCAACCGCAAAACCTGTCCCCGCAGTTACTGTAGATTGTCCTGCTATCGTTGTGGCAGCCGCATGAGGGCTCTTTCCGTGGGTAGTTATTGCATCTCCAGGAAGAGATACCTTAATTCCTTCTACAAAAACATTCTGAGAACCAGGGCCAATAATTAGCCCCCCAGCAGTATCAGTTTCGACCCTACAAACACCCTTATTTTCAATAGTTACTTTACTACTTCCAGTTTGTGAGTGTCCACAAGTTGCAGCGGTAGTTGCTACACAGATATCAGGCATCAGCAATTCTCCACTTTAAATTCTTCAATCTTACCAGTAGAAGTATACAAGAACTTAGGACTAGGAATGTATGTTCTGAGGACTATGTTCATGGTTTTTTTAAGAACCCTATCTTCTTTATCAGCTACACTTATCTGTCCTACATCATCCTCAGAGTCTAAATATGCTTTGGCTAGTGTGGAGAACTCTGTAGGCACCTGCATTTCAGGATTAAATTTTAACCTAATCTGTTCAAGAATTTGATCCATGTCGGACATATACTTAGTCCAGATGTTTACTTGATACTTAACATTCACTGCCCTAGGGGCTAGACTAAGAACTCTGAAAGCTCTATGCTTTTCTGCATCCCAGTACTTCTCATTAACTAAAAGACTCTCTGTTTTCTGTCTAGCAGCATCATTATCCGATACTGTCTGACCTATGGAAATGATAGGCAGGATGATGTTATTCTCTTGCTTCAGCTTGGCAATAGCCCTCTCAGCATTAGCATGGATACACATGATACTATTAAATTTCTCCTCTGAATCAATGTATCCTACATCATTAAAGGATGCGATCATAGAGCGTAGAGATTCTCTGTAAACAAAAGAGATATTACTCTTAGCTTGGGTCATTTTGTAAATTACTTTACGCACATCTCCTTCCCTAGTATCCCACCTCCTACTCCTACTTTCAAAGGAGGAAGGATCCCAAGTAGTAAGAACAGTCTCAGGCATTGATACGGTGTTAAATGAGGTTGCTTGAGAAGGGGTTAAAAAATTTAGGGGCTTGTTAAAGGATCCACCTCCTGCTGGGGTAAACCCTGTTTCATCATTGGTCATACTATGAGAACCAACAGGGAAAGTGTAATACCCACCAAGAGAAGCACTATAGGTAGGTTCTCCAGAAACCCGCAAGGTCCAGATTAATCCAGCATCATCGCCAGTAATAGGCTGTAAAGCAATTAAAGAATCCTGTCCTATAGCCTTTAACTCATCTAAACGAGAAACTCCCGCATTATCGGTAGTAGAAATCCAAAGATTTGCTACTGTCCCTACTGCGGTACTCTGTGTATCAGTGGTTAAACCTCCTAGTGCAATATTTCCTTCTGCTAAGGACTTCCACTTCCACTCTGCAAGTTTAGAACTCATCGCTTATACCTGCATACCCCCCAAGCTCATCACTGACCTGGGTAAGAGGAGTGTCCTGAACATCAGGAGCATCACGGAGGAGTTTAGCAGAGCATACTAAATGGTACACACCATACGACTCAAAGCTATCCTCAACAACTTCGAAAATTTCATACCTTTGATCTTGGAAAAAAGGTTTCACAACATCTCCAGGGATGACAGACCTACCAATCTTCCTTTCAATATAACTCTTGTTGAAAGTAAAGAGTTGATCATTGGTTAACTCAATACCAAACTGGGTAAGCTCCTCACTCATAGAGATTGGATCGTAGTGACCATGAACTGTAAGTGCTTGTTTAGCTACAGGCTTGTTACGAGACTCCATATAGACAGGATCATAATCAGCAGACTGATAGTACTTGTAGAAAGAGAACTTAGAACCAGCAAGACGAATCATCTCATCATCAACCAAGTTGAAGAGGTTAATGTCTGGATTATCCTGATCGAAGAGGTTGAGTAAACTCTCTCCTTCATCAAGATCAGGAAGCTCAGGGAGCTTCGTAGTTGCTTTGTAGTTCTTCTTTGCCACTTAATCACCCATCAGGACCTGCCCTTTTCTTTCTATCATCTGCATCCAGTGCTGCCTGAGTTTTTTTATCTAATTCAGGGAAAATACTATCCGGCTCCCTGCTCCTGCCTTTCTTCTTACCAGACTTCGCAGCCGCTGCTCTTTCCCTTCTTGCTTTCATTCTAGCATTAAGATGCACTTGGACCATGTGTTGAGCTTGGGGGTTAGTAGACCCAGGCTTTACTTGAAGCTTCTTTTCCATCCTTTTCTTAGCTTTTTTTGCGCCCTTCCTCTTGACTGGATCTTTTATCGCTTTAGAGGATCTTTTTGCTCCTCCTGATGAACGAGCTATTGGATGAGCAAATCCTGTTGGATCGCTAGTTCCTTTTGCCCTCGGATCGGCTTCATGGGCCTCCATTAATTTTTTAATATATCTATTCATAATTTTACCTTCTCCCTGTAATTCCTTTTTCTTTTGCTGTATTAACTCCTCGGCCCTTCTTTCACCAGAAGCATAGCTACCCCCAACTTCATCCTCTTCCTCTGCTTGGTTCCCTTGTGCTTTTTGTGCTATTCTATCTTTAGCCATTTGGATTGCTTTTCTCTTAGCCATCTTACCACCAGTCTTAAGAGCCCCTCCAACTGCTTTAGCACCAGCCTTCGCAGCCCCCACAGCCCCTTTACCAACACCAGCCGCAATCCTAGCTGCTACCCCACCTGCTGCTGCCGCTGCTGCCCCTAGAGGGGCAAGAATGGCTATCTCATCAACTCTATAACCCATAGCTTCGGCTAAATATAAGCCTAGTCTTTTGTACTCGGTAGATGAGTTAACTTTCGTAACCGTTTTAATAGGTCGTTGTCTTTTTCTTTTATCAGCCACCTCTTCAGGGCTAACAGGTTTACTAGGGGATCCAGCCCGTACTCTCTGGGCTGTAATTTCTCTCGTTAATTCTTCATCAGATTTAGTTTTGCGGGGTCTTCCCCGTTCGCTTCCGTATGTTCCTGGACCTTTAGGCATGATTAAAATAGTGTGAACGCAGGAGGTTCTTCAATTTCTGAGAGAAGCTCTTCTTTAAGCTTATCCTTTTCGGCTACACTTTGTTGTGCTAACTCTGCGCCGTTTAAACTTGCGCCTCCACCTGGAGACGGAAGTGATTTATATTTCCCTCTTACTTCTCCTAAGATTCCTTTGCATACAGCTAAAGCGAAGCGTTGAATCCAGTTCTTATAATAGGGGTGCATGGTATATGTATCTAGGGCTCTGTAAATTAAGATAACAGTTTGGCTATTGCTGACAGGGGTTGGATACAGTTGTAAAACATTTCCGTTTACTACATCCCAGGAGCCCTCCTGGCTTAGAATTTTTCTAATCATCTCTAAGTGCTGCTGCATTAGATAGAAATCAGACACTTGGAAATTACTAAAGAGGAAATTATCTTGGAAGTATTTGATAAAGAAATCAAACTCTAATGAACCCGCCATGTTCTGGAGACTGAGTAATGATTTCTTATACACAACATAGGAGAGGTTATAAGCTATATGCATAGGAAGCATATAAGCTCCCACTCCTGCTGAACATTCGAATGTAGCACACTGCGTTGTCCAAAAAGGAGCATGATAATCTAGGTTAGTTACAGCTTCATCAATTGCAGTCTTAATTTGAAAAGGGGTAAGCTCTACCCGAACAACAGGATGCCCTAGTCTAGCGAGAACAAAATCGTGAACAGTTTCCTCAAAAGGATCAAGCTCAACTCCATCCGACAATAGACCTTTATTTAGTTTAAAAGAATCAATAGCGGTAGAATAGATATCAGTGTCCCCAAGGTTCCTACCACCGTAGGTGCCAAAGGTATCACCATATCCCACCAGCCTAGGATCAACTTTCGGTGCCGCTGCCGCTCTTGCCATGATTTTCCTCTATAAAGATATTTGGTTTGGAGATCTTTACGGGTCTCCCTTTCTTCTTCTTCTCTACTGGTTTATTAATTAACTCTAAGTATCTTGAACTAACCAATGATTTTGATTCAAACAATTCTGAAGGTCTAATCTCTACTACTTCACCATCAATGTGAAGAAGCATATTCCACCTGCATTTGCTTCGATATTTATACATAATAGTCTACAGTATATAGGAAAGAAAAGAGGGCCAGAGGACAAAAAACCTCTGGCCCTCGTAATTATTTACTTACTTGTCTAATCAGACAGTGGTAGCAGCACCCAAGTTAGCATCGTTACGAGAGAACGGGCTGAACAGGTAGTTACTCGTAGGACCGATAATACGGATCACACGATAGAACCTGTTCATAGGCTCAATCTGTACCTTACCATAGCGGGTCAGAATACCTTTCCTGGGCTGGAAGGACTCAGGATCAACAATAGTTGGGAGTTGCTGGAGCGGAATGTACGGGGCATAAATATACCCAGCATCCATAGCGTTAGAACCTTTGTAGCCGACAAGAATCTCATCAGTCGGGTACATCGGATCAACATACAGATCATAACGACCCATAAACTTGCCCTTATACTCAATGCTGTTACGACCAATGTTGGTAGGACCATCATTAGGCATTACACCACCTTCAAGCTTGGCAGCACTCTCAAGGAGAGAAGCAACAAGCGGAGAGGTCAAAAGCCAATTACCAGGACCACGCATGGTCGTGCGGTAAATATCTTGCGAAGCTAGGTTAATGATAGCAAGCAAGTTAGCATACACTTCGCCAACATGACGAGGATACATGCTAAGGCTAGACTGACTAAAATCAATCACGAAGATATTGGAATCCACTTTGGCAGAACCAAGAGAAGTGGCTGTTCCAGTACCTTCTGCACCATCGAAATCATAGGTAAACTGAGCGGGAACGAAAGTACCCGTAGCAGCAGAGTTACCATCAAGACCAGGGAAAATCCCATCGCCTGCGTTACCCAAGCTGATGTAGTTAGAATCCATAAGATTCTGATCAACACCACCCAGGTTCCTGTCACGCAAACCATACGCAATCATGCGAAGGTCTTCAATGAGTTCACGGTCGATCTCAAGTTGAAGTTCCTTCGAAAGAAGCTCAGTAAGCTCACGCTCAAGGTCAAGGTTGTGATAAGCCTTAAGGTCTTGAGAAGCCTCAAGAGTCCAAAGAGCCCTCATCTTACGAGTGTTAGCCACAACAGCTTCTTGCTCGATGTGGAAGGTCATCTCAGGGATGCCCGTTCCAGTCAGACGCTCACCACCAGACAGGTTGTAGCCTCCAACGAATTCGGTGTTAGGCCACGCAGCGATCTGACCACCCATCGTACCAGAACCAGCACCAGCACCTTGGATTGAAGTACCAGAACCAGCCAAGACATTGGAAACATCAAAGCCTTCATCAGCAATATCACCATCAAGACCAGCACCCGCAGTCCCGAACTGGGTGCCATCCTTAGCAAGGAATGTACCATCGTCAGCAGCAATATTACCCAAATCAGCAACAGCAGGACCAGAAGCAGAACCGATACGCTGTGCAACATTACCAGCGTAGGTCAGGTTGAACTTACTGAAAACCGCTTGGTTAGTAGCTCCACCTTCTTTAGCGCGAGAGTTACCCAGATAGAAGACCTGTGAGACAGGACCCTGCATGGGCTGAACACCAACAAGACTGTTGGCTAAAAGTTTAGGGTAAACCCTACGAACGAGAGGGAAAGCAAACTTTTGGAAGGTTCCAAGCTGACCAGTAGTGGTAGCAGCAGCGGTAATTGCTTCGTCAATATTTTTAACTTTCTCGTCAATGATAGATTTCGCTTGGTTCTCAAGAAGTTGAGCAGTCACTCTACGGGTATAATCACTATCAATACCCTCCAGCACTGGCTCCCACTTCTGGACAAGCGTTCCATCAGTTTGATGCATAATATCCATTTTTATATAATCCTATTAAGATTGGGAGGAGAAGGGCATGAACTTCATGACCTCATCGTTTAAGAACTCATTAGAGTAATGAGTTCTTTCTTCGTTGATCTCTTTGTCCGCACTGGAGACAACAATTGCTCGTTCGGAAGAGAGAAATTTCTCCTCAGAAGCAGCTTCTAGATTCTCAACTTCTTCAAGAAGCTGTTCTTTTTGGCCTTCAAGATCATGTACCGTATTTTCAGTAACAGAAACCTTACCATCTAAAACTTTAACAGTGTTTTGAAGGTTTTCGTTTTCACGAACAAGCAAATTAACTTGATCCGTTAAAACATCAAACTCTTCCTGAAGCTCACCATGTTGGTTCGTCATTTCAGAAAGGGCAGTATCTTCATCACCACTATTTAATTCCAGGGCCATCAAAGTTCTTACTGATTCAAAAAGTCTAGCGTTACGGAACACTTCGCTTTCTTCACTAAGTTCAGAAAGAGCTTGGTCTTTTAATTGATCCACTTTAGTTCTAAGGTAAGCGTTTACCTTAGCTTCAAGTAGGCTGATTTTCTCCGAGACTTGTTCATTAATAGCAGAATCCACCATTCCGAAAATAGCTTCGACAGTGGATTCATCAAGTCCTTCTGGTAGAATATCAGCGATATTCTTCACATTACTCATAAGTAAAATCTCCTAGGTTATTATATTTATTATTTAATTTTAAATAATATGTTTTTTTTTAAAAAATGTAGGCGTTAGAATTCCTTACCTGATTGTACCAGATCAACTTTAACTTTCCTCTGCCTCTCTTTCTCCGCAGTAGGGTTCCTGTGGGGTCTCTTGAACTTCTTATGTCCAGGTAAGAAAGATTGCTCTCGCTTCCAGTCCGCGTCTGCCGTAGCCAGTTCCTGAGGACCCATACTCTTGTATGTTCTCCTGATCTCATTAAGACCTAACATCTCAGCGAGTATAGAACCGATTTGAGCATACTCAGTACTTGCTCGTTGTTGTGTCGCTAAATTAAGAGCTTTCTTCTTCTTTCGGGGAAGACCTTGAGCCTCTGGAGAACTCCAGTGGGCTTGTCTACTTTTCTGCCTCTGAATCTGAGAGGATCTAGCTCCTGCCGTACTACCTTTCTTTCTTAGGTCCCTGAGTGCTGCTACATCTGTTGCTCTTTGAGCGATATTCTTAGTACTTCTTTTGGTAGGAGCGAACCTTGTAGGCTTTGCTTGCCGAAGGGCTCGGGATCGTCCTTCAGCGGCTTCCTGACCACCCCATCGGTCAACAGCAGCCTGATTCCTGGCTGCTAGATTCTTTGAACTAATAGGTCCTTTATCAAGCGCACCACCAAATTCCCTTTTAGCTTTATGTTCCGCTGGTGTTTTACCATCTTTCCCAGATTGAGGCTTATCTTGGGGAATATCGGAAGCAGGAGGAGTCTTAGGAGTCGTAGTATCCTTGGCTGTCTCGGGAGTCGTAGTATCCTTGGCTGTCCCGCGCCTCTTCTTTATAAAGCTTCTAACAGCCCGACCAGCCCGACCAGTAAGCTGACCAGCCTTACGCCCTAACTCAGGAAGTTTCTCGGCAGATTTCACGGCCAAATCACGGGCTTGACCATGCGCCCCCCTCACTACCCCAGCCCCACTTCTGAGCGTCAAGCCTTGGCTTGCGACACTTCCTTCTGGAGCCGCAGCCCTCTCTTTTGCCCGTAACGCTTGTATGTTAGTTTGTTTATGTTGAACATCACCAGTTTTAGTAGCCTGTTTTGCGCCTGCTCTATCCGCTTTACCCTGTGTTTTTACATCTCCGAGGGCTGTAATCCTATCGGTGGTTACACCGCTTTTAGCTTGGATTTTAGAAACCTTTGCATCAGCTTTGGCTTTGGTTTTAGAAGCCGCTGCCTCACCTTTAGCTTGGGCTGCTGGCAATTTTTTAGCTTGGGTTCTCGCATCTTTTGCCAGACTTAGCCCTTGTCTTCGCTCCTGGGAATGCCGAACAGCACGGGCAATAAAACCTTCTCTGCCCTGACCTCCAGCACCTCCACCTTGGCTCCTATTTAGGGCTCTTGCTTGTCTTTTTGCTGCCTTTGCTGTTTCCTCTGCGGCTGATTCTTTCTCTTGAGTAGCGAAATCTTCCATAAGAAGCTTACCTATTTGAAGGTAGGAAGTTCCAGCAGCAATACGAGTAGGTTTAACATCGTCTTCCCTTTCTGTTTTAGGGAGAGCCCGAAGGACTACAAGTTTTTCTTTTTCACTACCTGCCTCTTTTTTTTTAGCCTTGTCCTCTTTTTTAGCTTTTTGTCTTTTCTCTGCGCGTTTCTGCGTAAGTGCTCTAGTCCTTACAGGTCTTGTTGCCCTTCGAATCCTTCTTAAAGAAGCCTTCATGCTATCAGCCTGTTCCTGCTCCTTTGATTTTTTTAATTGAGCAGCGAAGTCTTCTCCAAGAAGAGCTTCTGCAATTCGATGCCAAATACCATCAGCTTTCACTAACTCAAAAGCGTCAGATACTGCTTGTGCTTGTGGTCGTATAAGAGGGTACTTCTTCCTCTTCTGGTTTAAGTCCGCAATCTGATCTTTAAGAGTTTTTGGTTCCTCTGATTCCTCTGATTTCTTTGGTTTCTTTGGTTTCTTTGGTTTCTTATTTTGCTTGGCCTCTTCAATCCAAGGCTGATAAGCATCACGCATCTTAGACTCAAGCATGGTAACAAAATTGCTTTCTTTCTTAAGCTTAGATTGAGATTCACGAACAAACTTCGACTGAGTAGACTCAGCTAGAGCAGGATATGCTCCCCTTGTTGATGGATCAGCAACGAGATCGAAGGTTACAAGACGGAAATCCTCGTTCACAATCTTGTCTCCATTGTGGTCCTCAGAAAGAGTACCCATTCCTCTAGAAGAAATACCAACCTTAACTCCACCTTCCACTAAGGCTTTAGCAGTAAGCCCTGCGGGGGTTTTAAGGATTTCAGCCTCACCAATAAGCTCATTACCTTTCATTTCAAGTTTAGTGACTAGGTGAGAAGCATTGGCTAATTTAACCGTGTCGTTCTGGGGGTGATCAAGCTCACCACATAATCTTCGTTCTGCGATAAGAGGCTTTACTTTTTCAAGTTGGCCCTCCAGGACTGCTGTAGGGTAAATTCTTCCGTTGTTATTCTTCTCATTACAACGACCGAAGATTCCACGAATTTTCATGGGGCCATCAGCTTTTCCTTCATTTATAACTTGAAGTTGTTCAATGATAAAAGTATCTTGTAGTAATTGCATATTATTTATCTCCCTTGTCTGCTCTGCCATCCTTGCCACCGATTCCCCTTTTAGCTTTGATAGTTCTACTTCCGTATTTTTGAGCTAATTTATCAGAGCCCCTTCCGTATCGTAGTAAAGTTCTAGAAGCGTGTTTCTTAACACTGCTCCACTTTGAGGAAGGAGTAGAACTGCCAGGGGTAAACCCTTTTGCAATCTTACCTCTTCCACTTTTCTTTCCCCACTTTCCTTTAGAAATTACATACAATCTACCAGCAGCTTTAGTTGAAAAAATCTGACCGTAGGATCCGTCTGTCAAGGCAGACTTTATACTATCGTAAGTTTTTACTCTACCTTTGAAAGCCTTCTTCTTATCATCCTTGGTAGCGGATCTAGAGGTGTAAGCTTCCCTACCCTCAGTAGAGCCTCTTCCGCTGGTCCCTTCGGTAAGATAATAAATTGCCTCTGTCAGTTTCATCTCTTCTTCAGTTTACTTCTAATAGCTTGTTTTAAAACTTCTTTTTTTGTTTTAGCAGGTTTTGCACTAATGTAACCATACCCCTTCTCGATCTTCTCCCAAGACTCACTACCCTTTTGGGGTCCAGCCATATTAACACCGATGTTACCGCTACTAGTCATAGCAGCACTCATCTCTTTAAGAAGACCCTTTACCTCTTCCAGCAAGGGGACGAGTTGTTGGGCAGTCTCTTCAGTTAATGCTTGCGGAGCTTTTGGTTCTTCGGATTGGTCCCAAACAAGCTCAGGAATTTCCTCTACAGCAGGAGTCTCTTGGGGGTGATAAGCTTCTCCTAAAAGCTCCGTCATGAATGAATCGGGAACTTTAACCTTAGAAATATCTCGCCCAGCAGGAGCTAATCCGTTGCTTCCAGCACTAGGAGGTAATTCCTTACCTTCCTTAATATTTTCCACTTGATTCAGAATTAGATTCTGTGCGAAGTCGCCAATGCTATCCATGATGACTACTCCTCGTCCAAGTCTTGGAAAAGAAGTTCTTGAATAGTCTCATCAATAACAGTTTCAACATCCTCATCACCTTCATTCAGTTGGCTTAAACGGTCAACAAGACCAACCACAACATTCAGATGCTCAAGGATACGCTCCTCATCAATAGCTTCGGAAAGCTCGGAAACGCAAAGGGGGCAAACATGAATAGCCTCTTCGACCACTTCTTCAGCTTCTTCAGCTTCTTCAGCTTCTTCAGCTTCTTCAGCTTCTTCAACAGCTTCTTCTTCTTCACCACCACCCTTGGTCTCATCAAGACGGGGAGTAATCCCAGCCTTGCCCCAAGCAGCACTTTCCATCAATTGTTGACGAAGTTCGTCACTTAATTTCATATGATCCATATCATTATCTCTCAAAAATAGTTAAGATTTCCATCTCTACACTTATTTAGCCTAGTAAGCTAAATTGTTTCATTTTATTTTAAAAATTGCTAAACACCTACCTTCTAATAGGGCCGAAGGTAGCTTCTCCTGTAGTAGTGGGAGGAACAATAGTTTCTCCATTCTTAGTTCCTTTTATAGAGGTAAAGGTATCAGCGGGTGCCCCCACCTTCCTCCTAACAAGCTGGGTCTTCTGGAAGCTAACTCTCTTATCCGCTCGACTAATGGGAGGGATCACTTTCACTTCTGCAATAAGCCCATTTCTAATCGAAGATTGAATTAATCTAAAGCTCTCTAATCTAGAAAGAAGGTTATATTGTTGTAAAGTTAGTCTACTATAAACATCAAACTCAGTTAGAGATTTTCCAATACCATTGAGTCCTAGTAAGTAATTATTATTTAACTCAGTAATAATCTCCTTCACTAACCTAAACCCAGTCTTCTTCCTAGAAGGAGTATACTTTTCTGCTGATACAAGATTTCCCCTCTCTCTGTACCCTGTTGTAAAAACTTTATCTGTTGGTGCAATTTGAGTTATTCTTGTCTGGGGGTTGGAATTTCCATATACATCAACCGCTGTTCTACCATTTGTCTGTATCCTAACAAATTTATTGGTTTGTTGTTTGCTAAAATCAGGGACGATTGAAGTTCTGCAATCCAAAATCCTCCCAACATTACCAGAAGTCTCCAACGAAAAGATCTTAGATTTACTATTAAAAATATTAAAATCACTTCGGTTGGTGGGGTACACCATAATATACCACGGGATCTGTCTAGTTAAAAGTGGTATAGATTTGTTTTCTTTAGGAGAATCAAAAAGAATATCTGTCTGCTTTAAAGTAAGAGAAGAAGTAGTTGTTATATAATCTAACATAAGGTCCTCATCATCAAGAATAAATACTCTATGATTTGCTTTGTATTTAATATAATTATTTACACTTCTTAATCCATTCGTAGTGCTTGTGTCCATCAAGGCATACTGCGCTGTGGAATCTTTAAGTAAGAAAGATCCTCCTAGAGAGGGTTTTGTATCAATGGAGCTTAAAACACAACTTAGTACATAAAAATCCTGTCTTGGGGCTGATAAGGAGTAATCAAATTCAATATTTGATAAGATACTAGCACTAACTTCTAATGTTCTTCCTGAATTTCCCCCAAGTAAACTTATTGCTTGTTGTCTAGTTGCTTCGGGAAGAAGAAACGCATGGTCTTTCTCCGACTTAGCGAATATCCTGAATGACCCAGTTCCCTGTTTAACATCAAAATAATCTCCATCACTTATTCCTAAGGTGGTTCGATCAATAAAGGTATCATCATCTTTAACATAATACTTTATTACCTCTCCTCCAATGGTTACTTCTATATACTTATCAATATCAGAGGCTAAGGTTTTCCAGTTGGGTAATATGTTTCTCATATTACCCTCTGCCTTAGCGGGATCTAATGTGAATTTATTCCTATCAACAAGGGCTAGAGCAGCTACCTCGTTTACTCTATTACTACTACTTCTCTTAATAAGGATGGGTACTCGCTCCTTACTACTAGTGGCAAGGTCTTGTAAAGATTTAAGAGTAACTTCAGATATAGTTCCATCTAAAATTCTTGTACCTATCATTGAAAATATTTGATTTTTATTTAGCGGAGTACCATCATAATTTCTAATCTCCCCCAGAATAGTTTGAACCCTAGTTTTCAGGCTATCATATACAGTTGTGGGAGTTACTCCTGCACTTCTAGTACTGTCCCAGTTACCTGGGCGCACCTTGTTTGATAAAATATATGCAATATTACTATCAATTCTGTCTTTAAATAATTCAGGGTATACTGAATTAGGAACTAAAGTAGGAAATGTAGGAGTAGTAACAAAAGCAATATCAGGATCCTCAATCCCTGCTGGCATTTCTCTAAGGACCATAGAAACAATAGCGGGATCATTTAAATCAACCTCTCCACTTTGTATGGTTTCACTAATTAGAGAACCAGAATCTAACTCAGATTCTACGGATAATGCTCCTCCCGCTAACCCAGAATCTCGGTCAACACTAACTCCCCCACCTCCTCCTTCCCCACCAAAAAATCCTCCTCCAGCAACTCCTCCCTTAGAGGGGGCTCCATAAGC